GAGATAGGTCTAAAGCCTGGAGATGTAGAGGTTTTGGGAGAACTTGATGATATACTGACCAATACAGGCTTTGTTGTTTCGCCTTTTGTGGCCGCAATACCGCACCCTTATGAATTCGAGATAAGTGAGCGGGAAGTAGACGAGATAATAGAAAAGCTAAAGAGAGAGGGCCTGCTTTTCGAGCCGAATCCCGGTTACGTGCAGAAGGTTTAAAAATCCTTATTTTTGATAAAATAGTATGATATCCGAAAATATTTTACAGACCATCGGGAATACACCCCTCGTGAAGATAAAGAGGTTAAATCCAAACAGAAACGTCACAATATATGCAAAGGTCGAAGGGTTTAACCCGACAGGAAGCATTAAGGACAGGATCGCTTTAAAGATGATTGAACAGGCTAAGGGATTAGGTAATACACCTCTTGAGTTCTTGATAACACAAAGCGTGTTGTTTGTTCGTACACCTTGGAACCTTGTTAAACACGGTCTGAGCTATGTACCTGGCCCCGGCTACTTCATTCGCCCCGGTGAGACTAAGAGTGTGCTCAAGTTCACTGAAGAGGGCGCTCTTGCTTCTGTGTCTGAAGAAGTAGTGAAGATGAGCAAGGAAGAGGCTGTGTCACGTCAGATTGTGGGCTTGGGTGCTGTCACTATTATTGGTGGCATGGCATCACAAGGTTTGATTACTGGTTCCTATCCAGCAGATCCATCTGAACGTGCCCGTTGGCAAGAGAACGGCATCCCTCCTTTCTCAATCAAGGTGGGCGACAAGTGGGTAAGCTATCAACGTGCTGACCCAATCTCCACTGTGTTTGGTCTTACTGCTGACTTCTTTGAGTTCATGCGTTATGCCAAGGAGCAAGGTTATTCACTGACTGGTTCAGGCCCGTCACGGGATAAGTATATTGACGAGGCTGGTAAACAGTTCATCCAAGCCATGAAAGCTAACATTTTACAAAAGACCTTTATGGAAGGTTTTGCCGACACTCTTGAGCTAATGACCAATCCAACACCCGGTGGGCTAGAGACGTACTTTGAGCAGCTAGGACAACGTGTGGTTCCTGTGTTGGCTAAAGATGCTGCTAAGATGATTGACCCGTATGAGAGGGAAGCAGACGGTGTACTTGAGAAGATACAATCACGTATCCCCGGTCTGCGTCAGATGCTTCCACAGCAGTTTGGTCAATACGGCGCACCTAAAGAGACGCCGTTGGTTGGTCTTGGTTTTGAGATTCCAGCAGAAGCTATGGAGCAAACAGAGAAACAAAAACAAATGCAACAGATTGGTGTTGCTATATCTGCACCCAAGCGTAAACTAGGCGGGGGTGATTTAAACAGTGAGCAGTACAGCTATCTGATGGAACGTATCAACGCTAGGACAAATCAAATGCTTGATAGGCTAGACCTAGAAGGTCTTTCCAAACGTCCAAACCAAAAGCTGGTACGCCGCGCACTAGAAAACAATATGACAAAGATACGCCGAATTGCTGGGTTTGAATTACGTAGAAAATACCCGGAGCTGAACGAACAGATACGAGACTTAAAGTTGTTTGAGCGTGGTCTTCTTGGGGAAGAGGACTAAAAAAGAAGGGGGCCTTGAAGCCCCCTCTTTTATGCGTCTAACATTCTGACATCTAACTGATCCCAACTACCTAAATAAATAGACAGCAGGGGCAGCTTGACGATGATGCCTTCAAAGGCACCCACTACATTTACCTCGTTTCCGTCCTTATCTTCAATACCGACAATGTGGCACACCTCGTCGGTATATTCAATATCGAAACCAAAGCCGTTTCGGAAGTGGAATGTAACGTCCATACCTTCTCCTATCGAATTGGGCAAGCACCCGTTGCACACTCGTCCTCGTCCAACCCAATGTTGGCTTCATCGATATGAGTGATTAGGGTTGTACGTGCCACCAGTGCCTCATACTCCTCCTTGCTAATCTCTTCCAGCGGGGCTTGCTTGAAGCCATGCTCAGAGTGCAGCAAGAACGACAAGCTCTTGTGGTTGTTCTTGTAGTTCTTCTTGAGATACTTGCGAATCTCAGGCAGTTCTTCCTTTCGATAGTAAATTGTACAAGACACGCTGTTGTCCGACCAGTCCTTCTGTAGCTGCTTCACCACCTCCAGCTGGTCAATGGCAGTCATCTCAGCAGCCAGTCGCGTACCCTCGGGGAAGGCAAACGGGAACGACACAACCACGGTGCTGTGGTCTTCAGAGCCATCAAAGTTCATCTGATACTCCACGTCATACCCATTCTGTCGGCACACGTCCACCAAGGCGTGGTTGGATGCAATGCGGATACGGCGAATCATGTGCTGACTATAACCCGGATGAGCACCCGGTGTAACACCCGGCAACAAGGACAACGTACCGCTGGGCTTAACAGTGGTCAATTTGATTGACTTGTTAAATTCGTTCTTGGCACTGTACCACTGGTCGTATGTACGCAGCTTCTTGTACGCCTCAGCCAACCAGCCCTTCTGCTCCTCAGTTGCTTGCAGGTAGCCAGTAACCCCAATCCCCATACGCATGTTCTTATGCACAATGGCTTCCGTCTCAGGGAGGTGACACGGCAGGTTCAGGCTGTGCTTGTTGATGCGATACAGCAGGGTGGCAATGTCAACAAACTCATCAAACGAGGTGACGTTGGGCAGGTAGATTTCTGCCAAGCAGCACGTCTCAAAGTTTGCTAGGCTTTGTTCTGCACACGGGTTGTAGCCCTGCACGTCCGGGTCAGGATAGGCGGTATCTCCCAGTCTCCCTTCCTTACGTGACAGGCGCAGGTTGATAAGCCCATACGGCTCACCCTTGCCCTCGTAGCCGTCCCAAAAGTACTCGTGCAGGTCGTTGATGTCGTTACACACCACGCTGTTGTTGGACATAGCCCGCCAGCTAGGGATGTTGCCCATGTCCCAACGCTTCGCAAGAAGATATTCAACATCGTCCGGGTCACCAATGGCAATCTGTGCTGAACGGCGTACATTGCCAGCCACCACAATAGAGCCAATGATGTTCATGATGTCTAGAGCATCCACCGGGCGTATTTTCTTGCCCTTTCTCTTTTCGAGGACATCACTGATTTGAGCAATCCCTTTGCAAAGGATTTCAGCCCCTGAAGCAGTGCCGCCAAACCCCTTGATAGGTGTTCCTTGACCACGGATATTAATTGTGCTGTAGCTGAAGCTGCCGGGTTTATCTGAAAGGAACGCGGCTTTAAGAGTTTTACCAAGTAGCTTAACCCAACCTTCACGGCTATCAGGCACGATAAAGTCAGCGTCGGCAGTATCAAGGCGGAAAGGGCTAGTAAAGTGTACGTTAACGATAGGGAGTTTTTCAACATTCTTTCTCTGTATGTTATAGCCAACACCACTACCCAGCATGAGTAAGTCCATAGCCCACGTAAAGGGGCGCACAGGGTCGTCTACGACGGTGAAGGCGCAGTTTTGTAGGGAGGCAAGACCAAGGCGGTCAACTGTAGATGTGCCTAGTTGCCACAAGAAGCGACCAGCAACGGTGCCTTTTAGCTCCAGTAGGTATTTCTCTAGTCGTGCTTGTTCGTCAGCGTCAAAGTCACAACCAAGTTGATTGTTTGCTGCACTGACCACCCTCCCTACCGTGTCTTTAAATTCTTCTGTAGCACTGTTAGCATCACCCTCGTTTAGTCGTCGCGCATAGGTACGCTTGTAGGTGATGTAGCCAATGCTTGACCACGGTGTTTCAATTGTCATCAAATTCTCCTTCTAGTTTATCAAATTTCTCTTCTATTGTGTCCATGAAGGCATTAACAATGTCTGTACTGTTCAGGTTCAACAGTTCAACAAGTGTTATTTCGTCAAGCTGTTTTAGTTTTTCTGCTACTTCTAGTATTGTTAGTGCCATACACTTCCTTTAAGTAGTTAATTGAGATGGGCATTTCGTCAAAAGACCCATTGACCACCTCGTTTAACATCCATACACCACTCCAACTCCCATTGGTTTGGGGATTTAGATAGGATTCGTCGTGTTGATAATAGATACCACCAAAGATGCCTGTCACCCTAGTGCCATCTGCCTTCCTGCTATACGCTATCGCCCTGTCCTGTACGTGCCCCATGACGCAACTCATGTGCTTCTTTGCGAGAAGCAACTGTGGTGAAGACACAGGACGCCCCATGACACCACTGGTGAAATAGTGACTGTATGCAATGCCATCAATGACCACCACCTCTAGGAAGGGATACACCTCCCACCCGTGCTGCACAAGGTTGAAGTCGTTGAAGCCAATAAGTCCATCTAGCTTCCTGTCACTGTTGACAGCACGTTCGATGCGTTCCTCGTGGTTGCCCAACAAGAACACCAAGCGTGGCTTCCATGCCTTCAGTTTGCGGCGATTACGTCTCTCAATTTCAGCCCTCACAGGTGCCATAAATGCGTCCATAGCGGCATTACCTGCTGCAATGTCCTGCATGTATGTCCTGCCCTCAAAGGCTTTCTTACCAACATCATAAACAGACAGAGACGGCATATCCCAGTGGTCGCCCAAGTGGACAATCACTTCAGGACATTTCTCTGCTGCGTACTGACCAGCCCATGCTAGGTGGTCGTGGTTGTTACCCGGCTTACACTGTGTATCAGGAATTACTAGATGCCGCATTACGCTCTTCCTCGTCAAGTCCTAGTCCGTTCTCCACTCTCTCCACCACGCCGTGGTAGCCAGTGCTCTCTAGGAACGTACAAAACTCTAACAGGACGTGTTTCCATTGGATGCCGTCAGGGAAAAAGCATCCGTGGTCAATGTCCTTACGAGGGAAAAAGCGGTCGTATCCGTCAACCTCTTCGTCTGTTGAATAGTGAAAGCGGTAAGTTTGCATTGTTCATTCTCCTTCTTTGGTGAACAATAGTGGGAACTCTGATTGTAACACAAGTCTACATTGTTCTGCAACCTCTCTGTGTTCTTTTTGTGTGCTTGGGTCGGTTCGGACATCAATGTAATGTAGCCATGAACGAATAGAGCCAGTCATGTAAACCACACTGGTGGTTAACCCTTCAGGCAGCAGCTTACGCGCCACCTCCTTGGCTATACCATGCTCCAATGCTCGTTCATAAACAAACCGACACTCCTTCAGCACCCTCTCTTGCATCTGACGCCACCACTCCTGCTGGTTCTTGTCCTCAATGGGTAGGCTGTTCTGTCGATTCTTGTCGTCCTGCGCCCGTGCCTCTGAGTACTCATAACCATTTGCTACAGCATACCGCTGACTATACTCTTGAAAGCTGAAGCTGCGGTGACGTTGTATTTGTCGTGAAATGTCCCGTGTTGTTTCAATCTCCAAACAGGCATGAACCATCTCAAACGGCGACCAGTGCTTGTTACGCATCAGGTAACCAATCAACTTCTCATGTGGTGTGTCAATAGTGGCGCTGGGGTTTGACACCCGTGCCATGTATGCAATAAGGCGTTCCCCATCAGGAGTAACCCATACTTTATTAACTTTCACGCAGCCTCCATATAAAGTCCAACATTACCCAGCGCATAACCTAAGAAGGCTATGCCCAGTCCAGTTTGCCCCTTGATGAACAGGTCACCAGCGACAACCAAATACACCACACCAATAGTGGCGATTAACCAACTAGCCATTGTTCTTTTCCTTGAGCTTGGCTTCTACACGCTCCATTGCCTTGTCCCAGCCTTGCTCATAGCCACACCGCCATTGCCATTGCCCATACCAGTCTTCATGTTCATTTTTTTCTGTTTTGTGTACACGTTCTGACGATGTGTTCATACCTTCACCCCGTAGTAGAGGAGAACAGTTTTAAACGCTTTTATATGGCGCTTTATCTCGCTTAAGTCCTCATTTATGTCGTGTTCAAAGATGGCTAAAGCATGTCCCTTCTTACGCCGCTTATGGTCTTCCTTCAATATCGCCAGTGCCTCCTTGAGGTTATGCTTGGTGATGTCATCAAACAACTCAGGGCATGGTTTAATCTTCATCAGTAACTTCCAGTCCAAAGCGCCTCAGGATTTCGTGTTTGGTTTGGCGATGTAGCCCAACCTCGTAGGCAATGTCAGCACATTCACGAACAACCAAGTGGCAAAATTTAACAAGCGACTCGTCTTCTGCGCTTGCCCAGTCAAACACAATGCCTTCAGGTTTCCATTCCTCCTCATCCCACGCAATAAACCCAGCCTCTATAGCCAAGCGTTTGATGTTGTCATCCATAGCTGGAACCTCCTCGTTGTCAGGCTCGTAGCGTTTGGCTCCGTCAAGCCCAGCTTGGATAGCTGTTATGATGCCAAGCCGTGCAAACGCCGCCATAGACTCAGGCGGTAAGTTGAACATAAAGTCGGCGCTGCCGTCGTCGTTCTCTTTGATGAGAACTACCTCAGTCTTCTTTTCCATACCTCTGCTTCCTTTCATTCTCGGTTTTGATTCCGTGACAAGTATGGCACAACACTTGTAGGTTGTCCAGTTCGCAGAACATTCTGTTAACTACCTCTGTCCAGTCAGTGAGGAGGGCTTCCACGCGCTTAGTTGGGTCAAACACTGGTTGTATGTGGTCAACGTGAACCTCGTCAGATTTGAAAAGACGCGCACACCCTGCACACTCGTACATTGTCCTGCGCTTCCCTGTTGACTTGTCCACCCTAAACCCACGTTGTGCTTCCCTCTTTGCATCATGGAACACTCCCCACTTACGCATCGCTGCGCGTAGCACTCCAACAATAAAACTCTTGAACCTTGCTTCAGTCCACTTTCCGTTGTTTCTTGTTCGTGCTACTCTTTGGATTGTCTTCTTTGCTACCTTCCTCTTTGGCATCAGGCACCTCGGAGGTACTGATATAGAAGCTGGGCAAACCCTTCCACAAGTTTTTCATCATGGTCATCGGTGTTCCCCATTGTGTAAAAAATGGCATGTACCAACTCATGGCAAAAAGCCTGTTCGGTTTGTTGTTTTGACATTCCTTGTCTGATTGTGATGGTGTTTGTATCATTGTCGCATTGTCCTAAATCTGATAGTGTTTCTGAAAAAACCACACGCCAGTCCATACCTG